GAGTGTGGGCAAAATGTGGGCAAACCAACCCGGAGCCCTGAGCGTCTCACTTCCCGGGCCACCACACATCCTCCGGCAGCAACCACGCACCGATCGTCTGGACTCGGCGGTCCTTGAGCTCAACGAATATCGCACTATCGAAGCCGAGGCGCGTGGCAGTCCCGTCGAGCCACACTTCCCCGTCGCGCTCGAAGATCAAACGAGCACGGACCGGGACGGGCGGGCGACTCTGGAACGAACCGCGAGCGCCAGCATCGTTGCGGATCTTCTGCCAGTAGCGCCAGGTCGCCGTTCCGTAGTCCTCCGAATAGGTCATGTGTTCTATTATGCTTCATCGGGGACGCTTTAAATATTTCGTATAGCCCCCCTTGACGTTGACTGTATAGGGGGTCTAAACTATAGTTATGACGAAGCCGATGAAGTACTCGAACATGGTGAAGCTCCTAAAAAGCGCCGGGTTCACGAAAACGCAGGGAATCGGAGACCACGAGAAGTGGACTCATTCGAAGCTCACGAGGCCAGTCGTGATCACCGACACTAAGGAGATCTCGCCAGGAGTTACCCGCATTGCTTTGAAAGCGATCAAGGAAGCGAAGGAGGCAGACAAATGAACACCATCAACGTTACCGCCCGCCGCTGGGCGGGCGGCTGGGAGCTTGAGATCGACGAGGACAACATCACTCAGGTTCGCAACCTCACACAGGCGCGGCAGCAAGTGATCGACTACCTAGACACCATCGACCCCGATACCGAGCACAAAAGCTGGACGATCAACATCGTTCCTGAGCTCGGTGCCATCACAGTGGAAATTCGTGAAGCGAAAGAAGCGACCGCCAGGGCCGCAGAGCTGCAGGCTCGGGCGGCGAGGGCGAATCGCAAAGTCGTCAAGGATCTTAGGTCACAACATCTTAGCTTGGCCGAGGTCGCGACCGTACTCAATATCTCCAAAGGGCGCGTGTCTCAACTCGAACACGATGAATCAAGGATCGCGCACTAGTCGCCTAAACAACGAGATCCCCACCGCCTAACGCGGTGGGGATCTGTTTTGCCGGGGTTAGTGTTTCGGCTCGTAGCCGCCGGGCACTGGGGTCTCGTCGGCCTCGTCGGTCGGGTCGATATCGTTCACCAGTGCGACAGGAGCAAATTCCTCATCTTCCGGGGCGAGATCCGTCTCGATAGCCTCGGGCGGGGCGAGCGGGTCGAGCTCCTCGGTCACAACGTTACTCCCGGCGACGAAACCGAACGCTGTCCCGATGAATCCATACACCCCGGACAGCGCGAGGAACCATTTCACCTCAAGCAGCCCATACACGGCAAGCACGACCTGCATGCAGCCGACGGCGAGGCCCAGCAGGGCGTATGCGAAGTATGCCGCTCGGCGCGACTTCGGATTGAGCATGGAACTAATCGGGTTCATAGCTTCCCCTCGTTGAGTGCGATCTGCAGTTTCTTTGTGGTCGCCGGCCCCCAAGCGCCATCGACCTCTGCGCCGATGCGACGCTGTAGTGCCTTGACGGTCTTAGGGCCGATTTCGCCGTCGTCCTTGACTCCGAGCTTCCGCTGCAGAGCCTTTTTCGTGATGGTGCCGAATCCGCCATCGATGCCCACCTTGAGAGCAGCCTGCATCTTGCGGATCGTCGCGGGGCCGAACGAGCCGTCAACGTCGAGCTTTCCGCTCGTCTTGGGCTTGCTTGGGGCGGAAGCCTTGCCCTTGGTCTTGGATTTCGTATAAGCGGGTCGTCCGAAGCCGCCGAGGTCGCCGACGGAGTATCGGCGCTTGCGCATCACCTGACCGCCGGTTCGGCCACCAGCTGCGTCGGTGTTCCCCTCGATTGCAGTCCACGAACCGTCTCGGTGCACCTTTTCGACAATGCCGACGTGCGAGACGCGGGCGAAGCCGGGAAACTGGTAGTAGACGATATCCCCGACCTTGGGCCGCTTGTAGAAGCGATCCTTGTTGCGGAAGAAATTGCGTCCGTCGGGCGTGTAGGCGTGCGTCGGGATCACGTCTTTCGGCACGCCGGCCTGTCGCGCTACCCAGCTGCAGAACATAGCGCACCAGGGACCGACGAGTCCGTACCACTTGGTGTACTTGACTCGATTGGATCCGCGAGGAGACTCGCGAACTCCGATCTGAGAGCGTGCGACCTTGAGCATATCCTTTGCTGTTCCGGCCATTGCTAACCCCTTTCGGGCATAAAAAATGCCCCTGTGCGGGGCATTCGGTGGATGGTCGGATCACTCAATGTCGTTGTGAGTGATCCCGTTGTCTGCGAGTCTCGAGCGGAGCCGGTAGATGACCCCGTTCAGGTGGAGATTGTCGGACTGCAGTGCGTCGATCTGCTCGTTGAGCTTCATGCGGAGATCGGCGAACTGTCGGTCGAAGTCCTTTCGCATTTGCCGAACCTGCGTCTCGAGTTCGGAGATTCGCGAATCCGCTTCCTGCTTCGTCGCCTTGAGTTTCGCCTCGGCCTCATCGGCCCGATCCGCGAGCCCTTTGCGCCACTCGCGGAGGACATAGGCCAGGCCAGCGAGGAGCACGATAATCGCCGTAATGATCGGCGGGAGGGAGTCGAGAACTCCGGGTGGGATGAGCGCCGTCATCGTGCTCCCCCGTCTGTCGCTACCTGCTTCCGCAGCTGGTCAGTCGTGGCGATGAATGTCGCCAGATAAGTGCCTCCGGTGATGAGCGGAACGACCGCGTTGCGGACTCCACCGTCGGTGGCAACGACCCCGAGCACAGCTTGCAGGACAACGATTGCGTAAGCTGTCCAGACCATGATCGCGGCGAGCTGGGCGGCGAGCATGCCGACTGCCCAGCGGCACGCGAGCATCATGAGGACTATCAGCGCCGTGGTCGCCTGAATCCATCCCCATGTGTTCGCGCCGAGAATGTTCGCGTAGGCGTAGACCTCGTTCCTTGTTGACGGGTCGAGGCCGAGGTCGATCCCGCGGACGAGCGCCCCGGTGGATACCCACGCGATGATGAACGTGAGGAACCATTCGGGCGCTTTCTCGAACCCGTATTTGACTGCGAACATTGAACTCACGGAGTAGCTGTGCCTGCCTGTCATGCCGGATCCTCGGCCGTCTCATCTCGCTTTCGGAGTTCCTCGTTTTCGAGACGGAGGCGGATGATGACCTGCCGAAGCTGCAGGTTCTCGTTCGCGAGTTCCGCGGCGAGCGTGTTCGCGATCTGCGTGTCGATGTTTTCAGTCATTGCGTTTCTCCTTAGTAGTCGCCTTCCACGGCGAACCAATGGAACGACGTGCTCGTCGTGTTCGTGCGAGTGACGTAAACCGTGCATTGAGTGGCAGTGACAGATGCAACCGACCATCCGGTGACTGTCGTTCCGGGGACTGTTGTCGCCGGGGTGACCATTACAACGGGCGGTGATTTGAATCGGCCTGTCGGGAATTTCACCACTACTGCTTTCGGCGTGTTCGCGACCATCGTGCCCGTTGATCCCGTTCCCGAGGCCATAGGCAGGCCGAGGATTTCCGGGGAGCTGAATTGCACGCGGTGGTTCGCTTTAACGTCCACGTCCCCGTTGCTCCACACCTCAACCGACGATGTGGTCGCGCCGGATGCGTCCGAGCCTGAGAGTGCCGCCTGGTAGTAGTCGGACAGGGTGAACGTTGAAATAGTCGCTCGTTCTGTGCCGTTGAGATCCTTTGACCTGGCCGTGAAGTCGCCCTCAGGGTAGAGATCGACACGCGCTCGAACATTCCCATTGCTGTCCAGGGAATTGATCCACACTTGACCCGCACCGTCGAAAAACATGCTGCTCAAACCGAGCGGCCCGTCAATAACGCCGGCTTGACCGCTGACCGTTCCATCTACGGTGTAATGACCGTGGTATATCGAGAATCCAGACATTGCAGTCGCGCCAATGCGAATGCCGGCTCCGTTTGTGTACCGCTTCACTCCGTCCGGGCCGACGATGCCTATGCTCGCCCAGTCGTCGTTGTCGATTTCCACGCGAGGCAGGCCGGCATCGTTTGAAAAGAATCGGCCCGTCATCGAAACGTCTCCGGTTGCGGTCTCTGCGAAGAATGTTCGCTTGTCGTTCGGTCCGTAGAGCTCGATACCGACCCCGCCGATGTGAGCGCGATTCCCCGTCTCGGACGTGAAAATGTCCGGGCCGACGATTTTCATACCGTTGATCGCCCCAGCTTGAATCGACCCTGCTGTGACGGCGTTCGCGGCGATCTTGTCGGCAGTAATCGCATTCGCCGCGATCTTGTCTGCCGTGACCGCGAGAGCGGCAATCGTTCCCGCCGTGACAGCGTTCGCCGCGATCTTTCCGGCCACGACCGCGTTCGCAGCGATTTTAGCGGCGATTACGGAATTTGCCGCGAGCTTATCCGCTGTGACTGCAAGGCTGACAATCTTCTCCGCGGTGATCGCGCTCGTGATGATCTCGCGAGATGTGACCGCATTCGCGGCGATCTTTCCGGCCTCGATTGCGTCGGCTGCAATGGCTCGAGCTCCGATAGCGTTTGCGGCGACCTTGTTTGCGGTGATCGCGTTCGCTTTGACGTGCTGACCCTCGATGGAATCGGCAGCAATTGCGACTGCTCCCACGGCACCGGCTTTGATCTTGTCCGCCTCGACGGCTCCGGCGGCGAGCTTCGCGGTCGTGATCGCGTTGTCAGCGATCTGAGTCGGGCCGAACACTCGTGTGCTCGTGAAAGTGTTCGCTGCATCTCGAGCCGCATCTGAGAGTGTCTTAGCCTCCGCCTTAGCGCGAGCCTCGGCAGACGAGATCCCGCCCTCGAGGTCGGTGCGAGCCTGCGCGATAGTGCCGTCGATCTGCGTCTTGAGCGCAGAGTCTTTGCCTGCAGCGTCCGCGATTGCATCAGCCTTAGCCTGATCCGCGAGCTCGGCGGAAAGATCGCGAGCATCCGACAGGGCATCGGCGAGCGTGCCGTCGTCGGTCGATATGACCGCCAGATCCACGTTCTTGAGCGCGATCTTCGCCGCGTCGATCTCCGCGTTCGCCGCAAACATCTCGCCGTCGAGGTTCGACAGATCCACGTTCGCCGCATCGAGTTCGCTCGTGATCGCGGCAATGTCGATCCCCTCGATCACTATCGAAGCGGTATCAGAGGCTTCGCCGTGCTCGCCGACCTTAGACAGGCCGATGAGGCAAACGAACACCTCATCGTCAATGTCGCCGCCGCGCACCATGACAGTCCCGCCGGCCTTGGCTTTGATCTCGCCCTGCAGGGTATCCTCGCCCCAATCCGCCTCAACGGGATCCGTTGAGCAGTGAACCTCGATTCGGTCGAAATCGAGCGGAGCCTCGGTGTCGAGCTCAGTCTCGTCTGCGTCATTCGCCTCAGCCCACAGACCATCCCAGGTCACAAAGATCGACCCGACACCGGCCTGCAGGGTCGGCGCGGTCGGCTTCGGCGGCGGAGGGCCGGCGATATAGTTGATGCCGCCGTCGCTGAGAGAGATAGCGTGCTCGCCCTCGACCTCGAGAGACCCACCAGTCACGCTTGAGTTGCCGATGCCGATGCCGCCACGCGAGACGGCCTCGAGCTTCCGATCCTGCTCGAGAAGCTTCCGGGCGAGCCACTGATCCATCATTCTCCCTTGTCTGATCGGGTCACCGTCAAAGTTGCGACAGGTGCCTCCGTTGTTTCCGTGATCGCGAGGATCCGAACCCACATGTCGATAGTTCCGGCCCAGCGGCCAGAACTGTCGATGAGGCGGATCTCGTCGCCCACGTCGAAAGTGCCGAATCGAGCATTGTCATCGTCAATGACCTTGAGTTCAGTGACGAGCGGCATCGCCTGCCGCCACTTGAGGGCACGCTCGGCTCGCTTCTGCGCAGCCGCTTTCGAGCGAACCGACTTGTCGGAAATGAACACGGTGCGAGCGAGACCGCCATGCCGAGACGCAACCGCCTCGGCGCGGATCATCTTCTTCCCCTCGCCGGAGCCGAGGAACACGACTCGAGTCGCATACGACTCCCCCGCCCAGTCAACGGGCGGCGGTTCGGTGACGTTCTCCCCGACCACGAACCGCAGCGTCGGGCGCTTTGCGCCGATGTGCTCGTCGATAGTGATGCGATTGTCGGGGACGTTGCCGTTCCAGCGGGTCGTGGTGCGGTACTCAACGTACTTCGCCATGTCCTCGACCACGGAACCGACAGTCGGGTTCTCCCACCACTGGACGCGGTAGATCGCGTCTTGAATCGCTTGGCTGTAGTCCTCGACGGCCTTTTTATAGGCCTCCCGCTCGTCGTTGTATCGCTTTTCCTCGGCCTTGTTCTTGTCGAGGACAACTTTCCGGCGCTTCCGCCAGTCAGCCATGTCCGCCTGGTACTTATCGCGAGCGTTCTTTCGCCGCGCAACCTGCTCGGGTTTGCTCCCCTTGAGGTAATAGTCCTTGTAGGCTTTCTTGTTAGGCTCCGGAGGGATCCGTTCGCGCTTCGGTGGACGAATCCGGCGAATCGGGCGAGTGACGGGCGGATCCGGGTTACCGATCCGGATGCCCGAATCCTCATAGCCGGAGAAATCCATGCCGAGGTTCTTCCCGGTCTGCGATTGCGCCCACGCATAAATGTCGCGCAGCACCTTAGCCGGGTCTTTATCCCGTGCATACCACTCCACATCTGCCGGTTCGGAGTCCCAATATCCAGTGACCCCGACGCAGGTGACGGATAGTCCTCCGTCGCCGTCATCGGCCATGTCCGAGACGACCCCGAATTGCAGCTCACGTTCGTTCTCGGTGACGATGACGGATTTCCACGGGCGGAGCTTCACATCCTGCTCGGGTTTGATCTTGAGTGAGATCGCCCCCGGCGAACTGAGTTCCCGAGTCGGCTCCGCCACGGCTCGCAGGTCGTCCTCCACCTGCTTGAACCCGCCGTTACCATCGGCATCGAACACCCAGATCCGCCAGTCACTCATGGATTACCCCTGATCTGCGTTAGTGGGTTTGCGCATGTAGGTGAGTTCCAGTCGCAGACCGGAACCGCCGTCACACTTGATCGCATTCGCTTTCGCGGTAGTGGATTCGGCGACCCTCGCCTTGAACAGGAACGACACAGTTTTGCCGCGAAGCTCCGGCGGGACATAAACCGTGTCGGAAACGTCCCAATCATCGCGATACGTTGACTCGCCAACGGAATCCCAATTGAATGCTTGAGTCCGGAACTCGTAGTCGTATCCGTTCGGCCCCTCCCAGCCGCCGGCGCGGTAATCAGTGCCGAACTCGACCCACCTCGTGCCCCACGAATTGAGCTTGTCGTATCGGAGCCCTAGCCAAGTAGCATCGATCTTCATTCGAGTGCACCACTCCGGGATCTCGAACTGCACATGATTGCCGCCGTTCGGGAACCACTCGCCGCCCTTTGCTCGGCTTGCAAGCAACTGGCCGGTATCGCTTGCAAGGCTTGGGCGAGAATAGTCCTCCTGGTCGCGCCAGGGCAGCGCGATCTTCCGGAGATCCTTAATCATGTCCTTAGTGATGAACGTCGTGTTGGCCGGCTGATCGATCCTCGCGAGAGGCACCTCAGTGCGCGAACCCGAGAGAGACGACACCACAGCCGGACGAACATAGGTGTATGCGTTCGCTTCCTCCGGGGTCGCCGGCACTGCGCCGCCGCCCGGATAATCGGGATCGAGCACCTGCACGACGATGTATCGAGTCGCGCCGCCCGAGGATCCAGTCGCCGGGATCGCGATATCCGTCGCGTCCGGTGCGCGACCCGCGTAGGACTGCTGATTACCCCCCGAATACTTGGATCGGACGATGAAGCCTCCCGGCATAATTCGCACAGTCCCGTTAGGCGCGGTCTGCGCTCGAACCTCCAAATCCGGAGGCTCGACAATGCCAGTCGCGCCAGACGTGGCGACCCACGCCAACATTCGTGCCAGCTCCGCGGAATGCTCCACACCCTTGAGGCCGATGAACCAAGCCTTGGGATCGAATGCCATTGTTGCTCCTTAGATGTAGAACGCCGGATACCAGCGAAATTCGACGTATGCCGTCTTGGTGGGATCGACCCCGCCGAACTCGAGTTCGGTTCGTCCGGTCGCGAGCTTCGCGTCGCGCAGCCGAAACTTCGCCTCGAGGAACGGCTTCATGTTTCGGCCAAGATTCGACGTGATCGTTCCCGTCCGCGTGTCCGCGGTGACGATCTCGTCATAGGCGAGAGTCGTGTTGAGTTTGATCGGCCAACCGCCGGCCTTGACCCAAGGTGAGGAGATCGGCCCGTGAAAACGAACCTGGAACGGGGTCGGTGCATCCCCGCCCGTGTCCTCGATGAGTCCCTGTCGTGCTGCCGTGCCCGTCGCTGTAAGCGGGGCGGTGAGCGGAGCGACGAGTCCGCCGCTGATTGGCGGGACACCGCGAACTATGACCGAGCGGATTGCCTCGGTCGTGTCATAGACGAGAGGGTCGTTGAGCTTGAACGCAGCCGTGACCCGGATGACCCCGAAACGGGAATCATCGTTGACGACAGCGAACGACCTGGGACGACCATAGACCGTGCGCCGGCGACCCCCGTCCTCCCACCACATCGACGTAACCGCGCCCGGTTTCGTCCGATCCACGGCGCGATTCCACGCCTGCGAGAGATCCCGCAGCCGCGAGTTCACCTCGGCGCTGTCGTTGCCGAGGACGAGAATGTTCAATGTGAGCGACCCCGGCGAGAGACGGTCACGCCCGAAGATCGTGCCGTCCCCCACCGGGTTATCCGTGTCCTGAGTCCGGAAGTCGCTCGAGGGGAGCTCCACCGACTCGAGAACGTGAGGCAAGCCAACACCGAACCGGATGCCGTTGATATACGCTTCGCGATCCGCCATTAGCCGTCAACCCCCGAGAATGCGCTCGTCTTGGACATGTGAGTGAAAGCGAACTCGACTGAATCCATCCAGTCGCGAACCTCATTGCGCTCGACAACCGGGGTCGTGAGCTGGACGATGGGACGGTTCTGATTCGCCGACGGCTTCGCGGCCTCATAGATGTTGTTCCACTGCTGATCCGTGAGCACGCGATCCGGCTTCTGTTTGTTGTGCTGAATCAGTTGCGTGCCCTTGTGGATCAAGCCGCCGTTGTCGTACTCCGGCACGATGGTGCCGCCCTGGGCGTAACCACCGCGCTTGTTGTAGGCCCGAGACAGTGAGCCATAGGTCGCGATTGCGTACCGCATCGACGCGAGAATGTTCGACAGCGGATCAAAGATGTTCTTGTTGAACCCTTTTATCGCGTAAGCGCGGAACGTCGAGCCGATGACCTGCATGAGACCCTTGGACGGATCCCCGCGCCGAGCGTTCGCGTCCCAATTGTTGACCGCTCGAGGGTTGCCGCCGGATTCCTGCTTCATGCGCCGGAGAACCGTGTTCACCATTGCGCCAGAGGTCGGCTGATTGAGCATCGTGAGAGCCTTGCGAACAGTGTCCGCCCAGCGACCCACGCCGCCGCCCTGCCCGCCGGGATCGTTGATATCGCTCGAGTCTCCCCCGAACGGCATCTTTTCGGTCATCCAATCGACGGCCTTGTTCACGAGCATCTTCGCGCCCGAGCCGACCATCTTCCCGACCCCGGTCTCGCCGACTCCCTTAGTGATCTTTGAGATCAGACCCGTGAATGGATTGAGGTCGACCATCGCGTCACCCACAGCGCCGCCGACATTGCGGAGACCCTTGAGCGCAGCCATGAGACCCTTGGCGGCAATGCCGCCGACGGTGCCCGTCTTGAAGTTGCCGAGCTTCCGACCGCCGATATCGACGTGCGCGTGCCCGTAGTGATTCGGGTAGCGCCAGATGGTGCCCCAGCCGAGCCCGTGCAGGATCGGCATGAGCTTGTCGAAGAACGCCATTTCGCCCGACGACGTGCCGGCGGCAGTGTTGAGGTCGAGCGCCCCGTTCCGGTAGTGCCACGAGTTCTTCGCGTGGACGCGGTGAATCGGGCCGAACGGAGCCGGACCCTCAGACACGCGAACGCCGATGCCACGGAGCACCTTGCCGAGCGCAACAATGTCGCCGCCCGTCTTGTATCCGGGGATCTCGCCGAACCTGTTGATGTGCTCGAGTGCGCCCGGATGCTGCCGGCGGAGCCGATCCGCTGACCGGCGGCGAACCATAAACTCGCCAGCAGTCGCCCAGATCGGGATATTGTCAGACGTTGCCGTCGGCGAGTAGCCGGGGACGGGTCCGCCCGTTCTGAGCTTCGGCACGGTGAGCGGTTTCGTGTCGATCTTCTTCGCGCCGAACACTCCGGCAACTTTGTTGAACGGCTTCACGAGTCCGTCACGCAGGATCGTCTCGATGACGAACGCGACAGGCTTGCGAGCAAGCGCCTTGAGCCCGTTCCATGCTTTGCCGATTGCGTCACGGCCAGCGCGGAACGCCGACGGCAGGCTCGTTTTCACAACGTTCTTGAGCGGGTTGAAAACCTTGTCGCGGATCTTCTCCCACACGCCCGAGATGATCGACTTGATGCCGTTCCATACCGGGTTGATGACGTTGTTCTTGAGCCAGGTGAACGCGGGGCCGAGTGTTTTGCGGAGGAAATTCGTGACTGCTTGGAAGATGAGCTTAACGCCCGTCCACCACTGGCTGATCTTGGTGCCGATCCAGCCGAAGATCGGCTTAAAGATCGAGGCCCAGAGCCAGCGCAGCGCCGGAGCGATGATGTTCTTCCAAAAGCTGACCAGCGCGGCGAATATTGGCTTGACGCTGTTGTTCCACCAAAACTTCACGAGCGCACCGATGAGCGAGAACACCGCGGCAAACACGCTTCGGAGCCAACCGAGAGTAGGAGCGATGACGTTCTTCCAGAATGCGACCAGCCCGACGAATACCGGGCGGAGGAGCGTATTCCAGAACCACGACGCAGCGGCACCGATAGCGGCGAAGATCGCACGGAACATGCCGCCTAGCCAGCGCAGAGCCGGCACGACTGCGACCTGCCAGAACAGGACGAGGCCGGCAAAGACTGGCTTGAGGAGCGTGTTCCATAGCCACGACGCGGCGGCTCCGATTGCGCCCATGACGGTGTTCCAAGTCGGGATCACGTATGCCTGGAACCACAGCACGACAGCCGCGACGGAGGCCTTGATCGCTCCCCAGACGGTCGCCCAAATCTGCTGCCCGAGCTTCGTCTTGGTGAAGAACCAAGTGAGCGCCGCGACGAGGAGGCCGATGCCAGCGATAATCCACCCGATCACGGGGATCGACCGGATGCCCGTCGCAATGGCCGCGAACAGGAACGTGAACGCTCCGCCGAGCGTAGTCACGCCGGCAGTCGCCGCCCACGCCGCCACACTGTGCGCGACCCATAGAGTCGTGAGCGAGCCGACCACCATCGTTAGCGGGACGATATTGTTCTTGATGCCGGCGAAGATTCTGCCGAGGCTCTCGACCGCGGGGCCGACCTTTTCGCCGAGCGACGAAACGACCGGCTGCATTTTCTTGAGCAGCTTGTCCCAGATGGGGAGGAAAGCCGTGCCGACGGTCTCCTTAAAGTTCCCCCAAGTGACCGCCATCTTTTCGCCAGCGGTAGACGATGCCGCCGCCGCGCCGCCGACCTGCGACTCGACCTCTTTGAGCATGAGCTTCTGAGCGCCGAGAACGTCGCCGGACTCGACCATTCCCTTAATCATGGTCTGCTGGTCTTTGGTGAACGTCACGCCGGAGCGGCCGAGCGCAGACATACCCTTGATCGGGTCGTTGAGCGCCTTGCCGAGCTGCTTGGACGTAGCAGTCACGTCGCCGAAGCCGGCGGCAGACAGATCCGTCGCCGCCTCGGTGGCACGATTAAAAATGTCGTTGCCCTTGCCGAGTTCGTTGCGCACGTTCTTGAACGTGAGGAGCATGTTCGCGCCGGACTGAATGGCTTCGTCATCCATGCCGGCCTTTTCGGAGATCGCCCCCGCAAGATTGCCGACCTGCTCGGCGGTCACATTTGCAGCCCCGCCAGTCGCTTTGATGGTCTGAGCAGTGAGGGCTCCGACCTTTTGCGACTCTCGCGCCTCCTCATTTGCTTCGGTAAGGAACGACTTCACTGCGTCGAACGACATATATGCCGCCGCCGCGCCGATAGCCGTCTTGATGCCATTCGAGAACGCGCTGCCGGACTTGTCGCCAGCTTCATCGAACTCGTGTTCGACCTGCTTGCCGGCGGCATCAGCCTCGCGTGGGAGTCCCGCGAAAGCGCCCTTGAAATTGCCGCCGAATGCTTCCTTGATCCGGCCCTTGAGCCCACCGAACTTATCGGCGGTCTTATCGACGGCGGCGGTCGTTTTGTTCTGCTCCTCGCGCAGGGCCGCGTTCGCTTGATCTGCTTTCGCGAGAGCCGACGCATGCTGATTCGTTGCGTCTTTCACCTTTTGCGAGGCGAGAGCCGAGTTGCTTTTCGCTTTCGCGAGTCGATCTTCCGTCGCGAGGATCTGCGAGGCTTTCGCCTTGCCGGAATCGCGGAGCTCGGTGAGCTTCGCTTCCTCGATCTGTACCTTGCGAGCGGCTGCTTCCTCAGCCGACCGCGCATCCTTGATCTTCTTGGATGCGATCTCGACCTGCGCAGCGGCCTTTTTCGCCGAGTCATCGAGGTCGATGGGCTTCGCGGACTCGAACGCTTTCGCGAACACCTGCCCGGATTTCTTGCCCTCGGATCCGGCGACCTTTTGACCGGCCTGCATGCCTCGGGCGATTGACTTCGGGATCGAGTCCGAGGAGGCGACTAGATTGACGTATGCGGTCGCGAGTTCGTAACCGGCCATGAGCGCCCCCTCGGACTAGATGAAGTTATTTCTGCGGACGTAACCCCTCACTGAGGTGTTCGTCGTTGACGCTGAGTGATTCGCGGGTCACGCCGCGAGCGAACTCGATAGTGAGTTCGCCGGCGAGCTGCTCCGGGATCCCCTCGGCGAGGATTTCGCGCCGGAAACCGGCGATGAGTTGAGCGGTAGAGTGCATGGATTCCCCTATGCCTGCGCAGGACCACGGGACGCGAGGAATGCGTCCATGTCGTCCTGCTCGATTGGGTTGTTGCCGAACTGTTTCGTCTCCTTTTGAGAGACCCCCGGCCTGTCAATTGGATTCGGATAGTCGCGCTTTTTGCCCGATCCGTTCTGCCAGATCTGCACGCGCAGGGCATCGACCGCATCGGCGAGGAGCATGTTCTCGCGGCTCCACCCCAGATATCCGGGATACTGTGCGGCGAATAGCGGTGCCCCCTGTTTCGTGAACTCGAGGATCGCGACGAGATCCGACGTGGGATGCTCGCGGCATCCGAAGCTGTCGAGGCTCACCCCATATTTGAGGCATTCGATCCTCACTTCCGACGGGTGAGCATCGACCAGCTCGAATGCGCCGACTATTTCCCCAGCGACACCTCAGACGCTTTCGCCCAGGCCTCCATGAATGCCTGGTATTCCTCCGAATCGAAGTCATCGAGGATATCGACAATGCCGTCGTTGCCGTTCTTCTTGAAGAAATCGAACATCGGTTCGGGGTCGTTCTTGAGTGCCTTGCGCTGGATGCCCATCGACACCTGGTCGAACTTGGGCAGCTCGAAAGTGCCCTCGATGAAGTCGAGATCGAACTTCACCTTTGTGTAACGCTTCTCAGTCTTGCGCTTGAAATTCTTTGCCATGCGTCAGCCCTCCTTGGGAATGTGTCAGCCGTTGAACTTGAATGAGAGCCTCGCCCCGGCACGGGCTGACAGTGGCACCGGGGCGAGGGGATTGAGGAGATTAGGCGGCGGCTGTAGTAACGCCGTCGTCAATCATCAGAGTTGACTTCACGCCGTTCGCATCGGGGAACGCCTCGACCGTCACCTCGTAGGCGATTGCGTCGCCGTCGGTGAAGTTCACATCGCCGGAAATCGACGGCTGTCCATCGGTGACGCAGACGCGAATGGCGGCAGGCAGGTCGGCCATGTCGAACACGAATGCGCGGCGCGGAGTCATGGCCGCGGTTTTCTTCACGGTGATCTGCCGGCCCTTGGTGCTTGTCGGCGCGGAGATCTGCACGTTCTCCTCGCCGAACAGCAGCTTGAGCGCGGTCGCCGAAGCGGATTCGATGAGAGTGAACGTGTAGGAGACCGAGTGCTCAGTGCGGACGATCTTGACGATATCGCCGCCCCATGCCTTGATCTTGTCGTCGGATGCGTCGATGGTCTCGACCAGCCCGTCCTCGGACACGTAGCCGGCGTTCTCGAACTTCGCATCGAGAGCCGCCTTAGCGTCGGTGGGCATAGTCGAACCCGTGGGCGCGAATCGGATGCCGCCCGTAACCTTGGGCTTACCGACGAGAACCTGTGCAGCGGAATTGGCCTCAGCCATGATGGTTTCCTTTCGGGAATTGTCAGCCCCGGATGAATGAGTGAGGCCTATGCCTCGGTGCCCCGGAATAGCAGTGATGAGCTTCCGTAGTAGGCGGGATAGCGGGTGGAGTCTGTCGCGTCGGCGGGGCGAGCGTTGCCCGTCGCGCCGGCGACGATGTTCGACCTATTCGGCCAGTCCTCGAGGAGGGCTCGCGTGTAGGCGATGAGGTCGTGCGCTTTGTCTTTCGTCGGTGCGTACCCGTGGTATCCGATGAGCGCTTCCTCGAACACGACGCTTCGCCGGCGACCCGTGCCTGTGACCGTGAGGACAACGAGCCACGGGTCGCCAGAGATCCAATCCGTGCCCGACGGGATATCGGTCGTGATCTTCACGCCCGAGCCGAATCGTTCCCGCAGGAGCGGGAGGAGGTAGGAGCGAGTGAGCTTCTCCACGTTCGGGAACAGCAGCACAGCTAACCTCCCTCGGGCAGCGCCTTGATGAGTGATTGGTGCAGTCGATTCGATCTGCCGGCGTAGCTGGTTGCGAGGACAGTGACACCGCCGCGGGATTCGCGTCCGAGGTTCTCTCGGACGATGTAACCCTTTTCTTCGCCGCCGACCGATTCGGCGATCTTGTCGGCACGCTTCCGGAGATCCTTGCGAACCGCCGGATCTGTGCGGAGACCCTCGAACCCGTCAACAGCGAATTTGATCTTTGGGCGAGCCATTAGCCTGACCTCCGTTTCAGATTCGCGATCACGCCGAACGTGTCGCCGGTGAACGCGTTGCGAGCGGCGACCGGCTTGCCGTCGATCTCATAGGTCACTCCGCGAGCGATGATTCGGTCGCGCTCGCTCCCCTGCCAATCCGGCGGCATGAACGCAGTCATACCGACGATGGACGTAGACACGACTTGGGAGCCGGTGAGCTCCTGTGCCGTCTGCACGTCGAGACCCACGCCCTCGATTTCGACCGGATCGGCCCACGATTCGACCGTGTTGCCGTAGTCATCTTCTGCGAGACCGTCGAACACCTGATGCCCGACGGTTTCGCCAGCGCCGAAGAAACTCATTCGGCACCCCCGACGATCCGATAGAGGTCGAGCTGTCGCTTCTCCCAATCGAGGAGACCGACACCGCCGGACGCATTGAACGCCATTTGCGACGGTGTTGCCGACATAGTTCCGGCCTGCTGTCGGACGTACCCGCTCGGGGTGGAACGGGCACGCGCAGCGATTGACATTGCCAGGTTCGCAACGTCCGCAGCATCGAATCCGTGAGTCACTTCGGCCACAACCGGCCCCGCCGACCAAACACCCGAGGCGAGTGTGAGCACTCCACCATTGGATGAGATCTGATCGACGGGAACAGTAGTGCCATTGACGGTCACAGAATGAACTTCCACGACGCGCAGCGATGGCAGGCGAAGCTCGCCAGTCCCCGACCCCTTGCCCGTGAGCTTCTCCCGTGCGACGGGAGCGACATGCCAACCGCAATAGCGGCGGATCGTGTCTGCCGCCGCGTCGAGGTATGTCTGCACGTCGCCGGCGAGATACTTGCGGAATTGTTCGGTGCTAGCGAGCTTCTCCATTACCCCTCCTTGCGGGGCCGACCGCGCTTGTTGGTCGGCTTCGCAACCTTGTTCTGCGGTTCGGCCTGCTTGTTCTCGACCTCAGCGGCCTTGCTCTCCTGCTTCGCAGGCTTGAGACCCAACCGCTTAGCGTCCTGCTCGTTGAGCAGGAGGACAGCCGGCTCGCCGTTATCGCGGGGCACTTCGTAAGTACTGAGTGCCATGTCGATCACGCCAGATCGAACTGCACGAAAGCGGACGGGCGGGTCACGGCGAACGCGACGCGCTCCTCGCCGAGAATGGCGACGAGGTTTCGCACAAAGAAATCGGCGTGCGAGTCGCTGATCGAGATCTGCGACTGCTCTCGATCCCACAGGACGGCCTTGCGGAAGTCCGCGCAGATCGCGGTTCCGACGGGCACGGCCTCAGATTCGATGACGGGCAGACCCCAGACGGCACCCTGCGCGGGGCCGAACGGCCCACCGCCGAGGAAATGACCGTCGGTTCCCTTGGCCGTGTCGTACTTCTCCCAATCCTCGGGATTGAGGAGGTAGCCGGTCGGCACGGAGCGGCCCACAGTGCGAACCTTGCGCTTCGCCTTGCGAGCGGCGAGGAAGATATCCGAACCGCCGTTCGAGTAGGTCTGCTTCTGGATGCCGGAGGTCTGCAGGATGCCGGTGAGGTTCTCGCCGGTTCCGTCTCCGGTGAGGATCTGATCCTCTTCCTTTTCCTTGAGGTCGTCGCGAAGCTCCTGGTCGATGAGAGCGCGGAGCTGCTTCACATCGGCGAGAGCGCGACGAGTCGCGGGAACCCACTCGGCGAGCGTCTTGACGTTCGCGGTTTCCTTTTTGAGGACGAATCCGCCCTCAGGCTTGAGACCGCCGAGCGCATCCGTGACCTCGGTGCCGTCAATCGGCTTCGCCGACTGTGCCTCGGGAATCGGAGCAGCGTTGTTCTCGCGAGAGATCTGCTGCACGTAGTCGATTGCATCCGAGCTGGTCGTGCGGACGCTCACGAGCGAACGCAGGGTGAGTTCGCGACGGCCCAGCGCCTCGAGGATGCCGGAGTCCTCCGGGCGGACGAGCGCAGATCCGACGGATCCGTCGCCGGCACCAGTGAGGAGCGACTTCACGCCCATCGGTGCGGAATTCACTCGGGCACGATCGGAGATCTGTCCACCGGGGAACGACTTCATGAACTGCGTGTATTCGGCAGACTTCACGAATCGTTCGCCGAGGGATCCGCGGCCCTGATCGCGGGTTTCCTCGTCGGACTTGATGGTGTCGCGCAGTGCGTCGAGGAGATCGTTATCGGCCTTGGCCTTGGTGATCTTCTCCTTGACTTCGGCGATTTCTGCGAGCTTCGACTTCGCGAGCGCTTCCTCGTCGGCGGTGAAGCCGCGATTTTCGCGTTCGGCGACTTCGGTGATGGTCTTGACCTCCGCGAGGAGGTTCTTAAGCTGTGTTTCGAGATCCACTGTTGGATTCCTTTCCTCTACGCCTCGAGTGAGGCGAGTTTGAGCTTTAGCAGGAGCGGCGAGATTGCCTTTTCCTGCTCATCGTCAGCAGCCGGGGATTCGCCCCCGACTGCCTCCTCCTCGTCAGCCGGTTCTTCTTCATCCGCATCGGGCGAATCAAGCAGATCGTTGAGCGCGTCACGCGCAGTGGTGATCTTGTCGAGAGTGTCAGCAGACAGCTTTCGACCGATCTTCGTGTTGACAACATCGGCGATGGCCGACTCCACGACGGCCTTGACCGTGCTCTCGTCGGTGTGTTCGTCGGCGAGCTGTCGAGACTTGACCTCGAGGATCTCCGTCGCCTGATTTGCGCCGACAGGCACGACCGAGACCTCGTGAATCTTGAGCTCGCGGAGCTCGTAGAATGATTCGTCGTCGTCGCCCTTGGCTTCACCGCCGTCGATCACGTCGTAGGCGAACGACATTTGATTGACGCGCCCCTCCTTGAGCAGGCGGTGCGCATAGGCGGCTTTCGGGTTGTTCTCCACGTCGAGAGCGACAGTGACCTTGAGGCCGGTGTCGTCCTCCTCGGCGGAGGTCGTCACGCCGATGTTGAGCATCGGATCGCTCATCATCTGATGCGACCAGTAGCAAGGGATCCCCGCGCCGCCGTCCTTGTAGGACTCGAGCGACTTCGCGAATGCGCCCTTGACGACCACATCGCCGTAGGAATCTTTGTTGCCGAACACGGAGGCGTATCCGGTGAAAACGCCCTCGGCGGCTTCGTCGGCCTTGACCTCGAAATGAGAGACTTTCGTTTTCACGATGTTCCTTTCTGCGCCTACGGCGCGACCTCATCGGGAGCCGAGTCCGTCGGTGAGGCCTGCCCTCCCTCGAGGACGTTGAGCGGAGTAATGAGTTCGTCGCCGTCATCGATGGGCGGCAGATTGAGCCGTGCGCGAGCCTCGTTCCGTGTCATCCACGGAGCGCCGACCGAGGTCTGCAGGCCGGTCGCCTGCTCCTCGAACGATCCGCGCAGCTTGGATTCGAGATTGAACTCGAGGTACAGGTCGGCGCTGTCCGGGAACTCGGCGAGCAGCTGCATTTCGAGCTCCTCTTTCAGCCACACGAGCCACGGGCCGAGAGTGTCGGCGTAGAGCATTTTGTGCTGCTCGGTGATGTTCGAGAATGTCGCCTGATCGAGGATCCCGAGCATTGGCGGCGGGACGTGATACGCCTGCGCAACCTCGAGCGTTGTGAGCTTCCGGGCTCCGATGTATTCGAGATCCTTGGAATTGTGAGCCGCCGGCTTGAATGTCATGCCGTCCTCGAGGATCGGCGTGCCGCCGGACTCCGGCCCGTTGCCGGCATACTGCTGTTTCCACGCTTTCGCGAACCGCTCGCGAGCTTCCGCCGACCACGGGGCCGATGCAGGTCGTTCGAGGTATCCGGAGACCCTCGCGCCGTTCTTGAGCATCTGAGAGCGTGCCGTCGTCGCGTTGTAGTCCTCGGCCAGCGACACACGCAGAGACTCGATGGGACTGATCCCGTCGATGAGCGAATCGGGATTGTAGCCGTGGATATAGACGACCTGATCGGCGGGGAGTTCCATCACGCCCGAGGTCGTCGTGTACTTGAATGACTTCGGCGAAAGCCAGTCGTCCTCCGAGGGGACGATCTTCGCCGCAGGGAGCCGCACGAGCGACAGCGAGCCGTCCGCCGCCATGATCTTGAGCGCCGCGGCCCGGTCGTAGATCGCGAGATCCGAGACGATGCCCCGCATGAGGCTGTACCGGGTCACGCGCAGCGATTGCGACGGCGAGGTGAACATTTGCGCGACCGGGTGATCGGTGACGCGCTCCCGCTCCGTGTCCCCGACCCGCCGAAACAGATGCAGGCCGAGCGAGGCGATATTCTCCGCGAGGAACGACACGACCATATGGACGGCCTTGTGCTCGCGGTAGATCGTCGCGTAGTCGGTTGTGTAGTCATCGGAGATCTTAAGGGACACGCCGCTCGGCGCGGGAGGACTGTCTAGCCCTGCAATGCGCCCTTGGGTTTGGACGAACGCCACGAGGCACCCCCTAACGCTTGGATGAAATCGACGTTGGAACGATCCACGATGATTTCGCCGTCAACGGGGACGAAATCATTCGAGTCGTTCAGAACCTCCGCGCCGCGGAGGATGAGCAGCGGCCCGGTCTGCGCGACGGGCACGCCCTTGACGGTTTGGCCTGACAGGAGGTTCACGATCACCTGTCGGCGAAGAACGAATCGGCGGTAGGCGAACATGGGACTCCTCAGACGATCATGAGAGCGTCATCTTCATAGGCGGATCGGAACGGGGCATCGGTCGGAAGTGACTCGAGCCCCCACAGTGCTTGCACGCATGCCATGAGCGGTGACACGTCGTCGGCGGATTTCTGCCGGTTCAAACCGAGCACGTCGCCGAAGCGGACAGTCGCCGCTGTGCGGATCGCAATATCGAGCGACGGCTCACGGCCTCGGCGGAGCGTCCCCGCGTTCACGCGATCCGAGAACCGTCCGAAGCTGATGCCGAGGTCGGATCCCTCGCAGCGAGTAACCTTGATGCCCTCGAGTTCGAGGAACTCGATGAGCGAGGACGCGGGAGCGCCACGGCCTTGGATGACCGTCGCCGCCGGGGTGAAGCCGAGCCGGTGCGCGAGCGTGTTCACGACCCACTCGTTACCGGCGCGGACGGCGATGACCTCCACATGCGGGAGACCGTCATCGCGCCAGCCGGCGACCGCAAGCCATGTGCGCCGGCGGTCATGCGATGTGTCGGCGCTAATCACAATCGGCGACGACTCCGAAATCTGAGACTTGGGATCGAACGTTGCCGCCCACTTCTCCTCATCGAACAGCGGTTCGCCGAGGACCGGAACCCACTGACACAGAACCTCAGTGCGATGCTTCGACTCAGGCACGCCCTCCGAGCCGGTATCGCCGACAAGTTCGGTCTGAGCCGCGATCATCTCGTCCGTAATATTCGACCCCGGATGATTGAGCGACGGGTTCGATGCCGCCCAGCCGGAACGATCCCACAGATCGCAATCCGGCGAAGCCGACCACTCGGCCAGGAACAACGAGGAACCCTCATAAGTGCCGAGCGTCCCCGCCGCCTTGCGCGACTCGTAGACTTCGATCTCCTTGATCGCACGGCTCCGAAGCGCAGACAGTACGACCGACTTGTCCTCGCCGGCGTTCGACACGGCGATCACCTGCGGAGAATAGACCGCGTTCGTCGTGTTCGTCATCGCTGCCCACGCCGCCCAGTCGCGTTGCTGACGGAGTTCATCGAACAGCAAGTCAGTGACAGTGAGCGAACGCCCTCCGTCATCCGTTGCCGCCTCGATGCGGTATCGGGCACCCGAGTCGAGCATCTCGAACCACGAATCGCCATTGCCGGTGTGATCGCGGCCAGTAATGTCGGCCAAGGCCGGGGAATTCTTGAGCGCCTTGTGCGCGAGCCGCTTCACCTCATTCGCCGCCGACTCCTTGTGAGCCGTACCGAGGATGAGCGGAGGGTTTCCGTCCGGCGACTCCCACATCACCATTCGCCACAAGGCGCGAGTGGAGAGCCAATATGATTTGCCGTTCTGTCGAGCGATCTCGACAACGACCGTGCGGAACCGCAGCCGCGGGAACTCGTCCGAAGTGAACGATCCGGGAGCCAACTCAAGCGAATGGATGAACAACCATCGTTGCCACGGGAACAGCGGCCTGCCGAGCAGCGACTCGGCAAACTCGATAGCCTCAAATCCGAGACTCGTCTCCTCAGTCAGCTCCCGCAGCGGACGCGTGAAAATGCGCGGTTCCGTGCTGCCGAGGATCCGGTCACTCACCAGCCGCTTTCTGCCGGCGCTTCTTCTTGAGCTCATCGACCGGCGAAGCCTTGCGAGGAGTATCCCCGATGATCGCCTTGCGCTCCGCCGGGGTCATGCCCAGCGCCTTGAGAGTCGAAAGCAGGTGAGGGCCGAGATAGAGCGCCTTGGTGTATGAAGTCGAATCGATCTCGCCGTTGTCGAACTCGATGCCGGCCTTATCCATCCGATCCGCATACGTGAGAGCGAGATCCACCGTCGCGCCGTCCGTCGCCTCGACCCACTGAGCAGCTGTAGCCGCCTCACGAACCGAATCGCCGAGCTTCTTCCGTTCCATGAGACCTCCTACACAGTCAGATGCGCCTCATGCGTGCGCGATAGGTCGAATAATCGGCGGGGAGAGAGGAGAGGGGCACGCCTGGGATGAGGCTGTTTGAGGGTCGCTGGAAATTGCGGGGCCCCCCCCCCCCCCCCTGTCTTGCCTCTCGTGTCTTGTGTGTGTCAGATGATCCATTGGCGTGTGAGTGTGCCGAGTTTGTCTCGTGCTGAGGTGTTGGATCGTTCGTTGTTGCATGCCCTATGGCTTGGGCGGAAGTTCCCTCGATCTTCGGTGAGTTCGGGATGCGTTGATCTTGGGTAGAAGTGGTCTAGCTCGAATGCGTCTGCGTGTGGCCATTCGACTGAGTAGTCGATGGGCATACCGCAGAGCCAGCATGGAGCGTTGTTGCTCTCGCACTCGGCTCGGAAGATCTTGCGCAGCCGTTGATAGTTGCGGGTCGTGATGTTGCCGTCGGCCATGCTCACTCCCCGGTGAATGACTCGAGCCCACCGTGTGAACGATGGGCTCGTGTGTCTGTGCTTGGTGTCAGTGTCCGGTGTTGTCCGGGTCTGTTGCTGATGCGTCGAGCTTGGTGGCGAATGCTCGTGCTTTCGGTGTGTGCTTGGCGCTGTCGGTGAGTGTGCCGATGACTTGCCCGTCACGTTCGAGCACGATGTGTACTTCGTTGTGGTTCTTTCGGGCGAGGGCTCCGATGCCTGCACCGAGTGGGCCGAACAGTATGCCGCCGGCGATGACTCTCTTACCGCTGATGTATGTGCCGACGTTCGCACCGTCTTGGACTGTTGCGGTGAGGCCGGCTGTTGGGATTGTCTCGAATCCGTTGCCGGTGTTGGCTTTGAGGTTGTACCCGTTGAGGAATGCGTGGCCGAATGCGGCATTGTATTTCTGCGAGGGCAGTTCGGATTTGAGCCATGCTTTGAACTTGCTCATTGGGGATCTCCTGGTCTCGGTGAGGTAGCAGGAGTCTATCCCAGGTTTGGCAGTCTCCCGCCCGAGGCAAGGTAGGAATCCTCGGGCGGGTGACTCTCCCCTCGCGCTTACCTCACGGTCATGCAGCGGCAGGGAGTTTCGGGGTGATGGTGAAGTGTGTCCCGGTTGTTGTCGCAGTCCGGGGTCTGCGCTGGTATCCCCGGTTCCTGATCCGAGGTCTTTCATGGACGCGTACACCAGCAACGCCAGTACTTGGGAATAACAAAAGCCCGATCTCTCGACCGGGCTTGACACTTATTCGACGTTATGAATTAACTTACCGCAGAATCTTCGTTCGCGCCATACGGCACGCCGAATCTTTCGAGCACATCGCAGACGCGGAATGTCTTGCGCCTGCCGTCGATTGTCACCGCCTCGAGCGGCTCATGCCGAGCCGTGCGGTTCGGGTTGTGATCGTCGGAGTGCGCTGTCGTGATCTGCTGCGCTTTGAGCTTCCGACCGAAGTACACGCTCACCACGTCGGCGATGAGTGCGGGAGGCCCGATTACGTTGAGCATCATGTGTCGTGTTCGCCGGCGTAGTGTCTCTGCCTGTTCGACTGTCCCGTCGGCGAGGGTCACTGTTGCTTGCCCTGGTCGGATGCGGACGTGCTCCCCGCAGTGTTCGCCGAGGTATTCGAGGTTCTGCCTCGGCAGGTACGGGCGGCGCAGCGCGTCCACTGCTTCTCGAATCTCGGTGACGAAATCCTCGGCGGCGGGATGCGCAGCGAGCGTGTCGGCTTTCGTGTAGATCCATCCGGCGATTGAGAGACTGTCGTCGTCGCAGTTGATGACGATGTTCTCGTCCTCGCCGAGCATGAGAGCCCATGATGTGAGCTTCTGTTTCAGGTCGAGCTTCGCGTCGAGGATCGCTGTCGGCATGGGTGGGCGAGATCCGCTTGCGCCTCCGCCTTGCCCGCCTTTCGGTGCCGGCGGCTGCTGGGATAGGTGAAGAACGTCGTGGATCTCATCGCAGAGGTTTCGGATATGGGCGGGTTCAACCATGATGCCTCCACTCGGCTTCCGGGGTGATGCGAATGTCTGCGGTCGTTGTGACGATGGTGAACTCGGACACGCGTTCTATTTTGGAGATCACCTGACCTCCCCAGTCGGAAATGTCGCGCAGTTCGTGGTCGTAGCGGATTCCGGACACTGTGACTCCGGAATAGAGTCGGTGACGGTCCTTGAGATCGATGGTTGATCCGACGATGCTAAGCGACAATTCGAGGATCGGTGTCCACTGGTTGCTTGCCTCTTGCTGATAGGGGCCGGGGCCGCGAGTCTTGTAGGGGTCACTGTTCAGCATGGCTCGTCCTCCTGCTCGTCGATCTCCTCGACCCTGAGCACCGAAGCGGCGTGGAGGGCGACGACGAGCCGGGAGCTTCCGTAGGGCTCGCTACTCACGTTGAGGAACGCGAGATGCGTTGGCCCCGTTTCGATTCCCTCCGAGCGGATCGTCTCGGTCTCGCCGTTCACGAATGTGACTAGGTATGTGTGCATTGGTCTCTCCTTGAGTGAGTGAGACCCCGCACCGTGCGTTCGATGCGGGGTCTCGTGATTGTCGAGTTCTGGTCTATTCCGTATAGATCTCGCCGGCGGAACCGAAGAACAGGCGAGTCGCCTCCGGCGGGACATAGAAGAGCCGGGCAGTGTTCGGCTCTGTCGTTTTGATGTACTCGCCGGACAGCAGCAGTTCACGCCGGTGCATGTCGCCTCGGTGGAGCTGATACCGCCGCCCCGGTTTCGGATGGAACCGTCTCCGAATGTATTCGCCGTGGTCGATCATGGCTCCTCCCCGAGTAGCGACGAGGTCGCAAATCGATGCGCCTGTTCCGCGCAACTAACATGGAACTTGCGTCCATGCGAATTTGTCGCCCAAGCCGATATGACCAAGACTCCCGACTCGCACCACGCGCAAACGAACGGCGACCACTCTCCCAGCAGGGACGTTTTCTGCCGTGCATCCGGATTGATGAGCGGGCTCCTAATCTCGAGCTTCAGGTCGCCTCCCTCCCGGTTCATTGCTTTCCCTCGATGAGGCCCAGCATGATCTTTTGGAACGCGCTCATCTCGACCCGCTCCTCGAGCGCGGCCTGTTTCGACTTCCGAATCCACTCCTCGAAGAACTCATTGACCTCCCCGACCGATGCCGTCTCGAGGAGAATCGAGATCTCATCAGGGAGCCAATCGAACAGTTCCGAGGGATCCCCCGCTGAGAGCCGAGTAATCCCGGTGAACGGTGCCGAGAGTTGGCTCGGCAGGATGATCGGCTCCTCGACCCATGTGAGGTTAAGTGTGACCTCGACCTGCTTCGGCGGCTTTCGTGTGTATGTCATTTCGTCCCCCAATTCCCGACGATGCGGGTCATCATTTTGCGAGGGTCAACGTCGTACCAGGTGTGGCCGTTCTCGTCGGTTCGCTTCGTCTCCGCGTTCACTTCCTCCACTCGCAGCCCGAGATCGTCGATGATCGCCTGGGCGGCAGAGTCGCCGTCGTCGGTTTCATCGACAAGGCGCTTGATCCTGCCCCGCAGTGCGTTCCGGTCTTCGATCATGGCTTGACCCTTTTCTCATTGAGCATCGTCGTCGGAGATACTCTGTGTGCATGAGAGAGCTTTTGCGTAAGCGTCCAGTTGCGACGCTCTTGCTCGCCGGCCTGGCGCTCGTGGCAGTCATTGCGATTCTGTGGTGGCTTTGGAGAGTGTCCGCTCCAGGCCCGGCAGGCGACCAACTGGGGACGTTTGCGACCGCAGTGAGCGCAGTCGCAGCCGCTGGCGCGGCTCTCGCGTCTTGGCAGTCGGCGGCTCGTTCGGATACCACCTCTCGACGCGCCGCCGAGGCAGTAGGCATGTCTCTGCGTCCAAATCTCGAGGCAGACTTTATCGGCAAGGTCGATGACGCAGGAGTGGTTACTGACTACATAGAGATCTGCAACTTCTCGCTTTGGCCGGCCATTAACGTGAAAGCCACATATGACAGTGACGAGGGGTGGGTTAGAGAAGTCACTCTTGATCGCATCGAGGGCGGGCAGCTTCCTGCTGCTGAGGGCTACCCTGACCGGCCTAAAGTGAAGCGCATCAAAGTCCCCTCTACTCCCGAGGAATGGTCGCCGAGCGATGATCCCGAATGGCGCGGCAAGCGCGAGTTCATTCGTACGATGACTGTCGAGTTCGAGGACGAACGCGGATTCCTGCGGTGGAAATGGGTCCGTGAGATCTACAGGTCTTTCGAGGTAAGGGAAGATGGCGGTGGCAGTGGTGGTGGAGTTAAATCCACAAGTCTGACCCGGATTCGCTAGGCCTAAGTCACTCATGCTTCCTCCTCGATCCGGTCGGCCATTGCTCGCACTTTCCGCGAGTCTCGTGTTGGGTCTACCACTCCAGCACGAGTGTTCATCCGCGAAAGTTCGTTCGCCGCATCCCTCAGCGAATCCGCTTTGATCTTCGCGATCCCGCGCACTGCATCCGCTTTGGCTTGGTCGTAGTTTTCGCCGGCCTGTTCTTCCATGGCCCCGCCGTAGCAGCCGATCAGCTCGGTCTCGTCGGGTGTGTACGGTTCAGCGCTCATCGTCGCCTCCCGGTGCGGTCACCCCGCGCTTGTCCATAGCCTCGGATAGGTAATTGATCTGCCAGGGCTCGAGGTTGATGCCGAGATCGCCGCAGAACTTCTCCCACCGCTCGGCGTTCGTCGGCTCCGGGTCGGGAGTTACTGTGAACCCCGCCCGAACAAATGCGCACGCCGGGATCGTTGTCCTCTCCCGCAGATCCACTAGCAGACTGCGCATTTCGCTATCCGTGATCGTCCGTTTCGGCTCGTTCCGCAGGCCGAAATAGTCGGCGAGATCCTCGACCGTCGGCTGATTCTTCCCCTCGGCGTAGATGCCACTACCGTCTTTCTTGAGGCGCACCGACAGCGTTGCGCTATCCGGTGTGCTCTCGACCGTTGCATATTCCGGATTGCGATAGGTCATGAGGTTCCCGTCCTCATCCATGATCGCGACTTTCAGATCACTCATTGTTCGCTCCGTTCGTTGCTCTTTCCGAGTCGTTCGATTGCTTCGGCGATGAATGGTTCGCCGAGTTCCTTGCGCCCGTTCGCCGAGCACAGAGTGGCTAGGGCGATGAGGTTCGCCGTGCGCTGCTCGTGGGCGAGGGCGAGGGTAGCTTCGGTGTTCGCTTGGATCACCGATGCGATTCCCGTCGCGTCAGTCATGCCCTCATGGGCGATCCAGTTCTCGCCTATCATCTCGGTGAGAACTTCGGAATGTTGAGCGTGCGAGTTTCCTGGCATTGAACTCATTGCCTCCCCCTTGGGTGATTCTTGAGTGCTTCGCGTGCCGCGGCCCGAGTCTTCGGCCCGACCCTGCGGTCCCCAGCCGCGGGATCCGTCACGCTGAGCTTCTGCAATTGACCGCGGAAGCCCACGACCGCCTTGATCGTGCAGCGAGGATCCGCGCCCGTTGCGCTGATGTGCTGTAGTGCTTGATAGAGCTCGGCCACGGTAAGGCCGGCTTTCATGTCGTCGGCTCGATATTCGATGAGGATCATCGCCTACCCTTTCGATTGCTCGTCCTGATGTACTCCCCCGACAGGAGGAGCATCTGCCGACGCATCGGCCCCTGCGTTCGCCGCCAGCCTTTGCGGACGGCGTGGATGACCGTTCTGAAATCCTGCGTCGCGCTCATTTCGCGACCTCCACTCGCGCCGAGGTGGCCGTGAACGTCACGTAGTCGATCTCGTTGACCGGCTTCACGTCGACGCGCACCGTGCCTTCTACGGCTTCGTCTTGGTTGTCGTACCACTCGGTGAGGTTGCACTGGTCGTTGTCGAAGCTTCCGACGTGGATTGCGTTCCCGAAACCACCCTCGCCTTCCGGGGCCGTGTCGTGAACTGGCGATCCGCCGATTACTCGGTAGTTCCAGATGTTCTCGCATTCGCATTCCCACTGCGCTTTGCACTGGGCGTTATCGGGAGCCTTGCATTCGAACCTCGGGAATCCGGAATACTGCAGGTCGATGATGATGCTGTGGTCGCTCATCGTTCCTCCTCGTGGCATTCGTGTTCGCAGTCGGTGATCTCGTCGGCGGCATCGTCAAAAGCGCGACCGTCGCACTTGTGACAGTTGCCGTCTCGACAGTCCGGCGAGAGGATCGCCTCATCGGGAGTTTCGATCTCGCCGGCCCCGCCGCACGACGCGCAGCGTTCGATGACTCGCGCCGGGTTTGCTTGCGATGTGTGTCCGCCGATGCCGTGGCATGCGGAGCATATTTCGGTGGTCAATGGTCTACCTTTCGATTTCGCCCGTAGAGGGCACAGGAAAGCGCGGAGCACTATCTACGTGCCCCGCGCCTGTTGTCGCTGATTTGGTGCCGCGCTGTGCGCCTCCGCTATGTCAGAACGGAGGTTCTTCGCCGTTGTTCCACGGAACTTGCTGATCCTGCCCCGCCCAGGCGTCGGCTTGTCCGCCGCCCTGCGGGTGATGCTCCTGGCCCCACCCCGGCCCCTGCTGTGACTGCTGAGGCGGACGCGACTGCTGCTGACCGCCATACCCGCCGCCGCCCTGCTGATTCTTCGTGACCCGCGCCGTCGCACGACGCAAGGACGGGCCGACCTCATCCACGTCGAGTTCGGTCACGGATCGCTTCTCTCCCTCCTTGGTCTCGAACGAGCGCGTCTTGAGCCTGCCCTGCACGATGACGCGCATCCCTCGAGCGCACGACTCCGCGACGTTCTCCCCCAGCTCGCGCCATGCGTTGCATCGGAGGAATAGCGTCTCGCCGTCCTTGAACTCGTTCGCCTGCCGATCAAAGATGCGTGGGGTCGATGCGACAGTGAAGTTCGAGACCGCCGCCCCATTCGGGGTGAATCGCAATTCCGGATCGCTCGTGAGGTTCCCGACCACTGTGATAACTGTTTCGCCTGCCATGATTTCTCCTTGAAATGAAAGAACCCGCCGAAGCGGGTCAGTCGAGTGTCTTCTTATCCGCAAGCGAACCAATCCGCTTGCGTAGTTCTTCCGGCATCGGAACCGCGTCCGGGTTTGGTGCCACGAGCTGCTTACGCTCCTGTTCCTTGGCTCGTTTCCCTCGGATTGCCCGACAGCCTTTGATGAGGTCCGCCGGCCACATGCGCCTGTTCTCCGACAGGTAGTGCAGACGGATCGCCTCTGCGCAGTCCTCCGCGGTTAGCCGTCGTTCACTGACGAGTAGCTCCGCCCACGACGCGACCATGAGTGGAGTCACGTCCCTGCCGTCGATCCCGGACATGGTGGTGAGGAGTTTCGCCACGTTCTTCTGCCACGGGTTGAAATTAGCCATGTCTTCTTTGGTTAAAGCCATGTCACGCCTCCAACATCCACGCGCCATCATCCTGATGCCCGAACACCGCCATTGCAGTGTCATTGGCCTGCTGATCCCGAGTCTTGAAACCGCCTCGCCCTAGATATCCGTCAAGCTGTTGCCCGATGGTTTGCTTCGTGATCGGCTTCCCGAGCTCATAGACCGCCACCACGGCAGCAGTGAACTGTTCCGCAGTGACCCCCCGGTCGTTCACGCACCACTTGGCGACTTGCCTGAGTGCGATGTACTTCGCCGATTTGTTGATCGCTTCATAGGCGGCATCGGTCACATCATTGATGTGCTTCTCGGCATCAGATGGTTCGGGCTTGGCCGCGACGCGCTTGCGCGTCGCTTTCTTCCCCTGTTCCCCTGTTCCCCTGTTCCCCTGTTCCTCTGTTCCGGGAAGTGAGGACTCATGAGGCCTCACTGAATCATCAGTGAGGGGGTCGTGAGTCTTTGCTTTCGCCCCGTCTGACGTGGGATAACGCCCCGGCGATGGACGATTGATCTTCTGATGCTTCGACCAGTTGACGATCTCGAGGTAATCCTTATTTTCGACCGAGTAGCGCACGATCACACCGAGCGAATGAAGCCTGCTCAATCCGTCTTGAACACGCTTGAGCGTGTCATGAGGACTCACTGAAAGATCATGAGCGAACAGGTCTGCGCAGATGCTCGAGTGCCGGTCGATGCCGACCCCGTTGTCATCGACGTATGACCACAGGCCGATGAACAACAGGCGATCCTCGATGGTCATTTCGTTCACATCGTCGCTTCGCCAGAACTCCGGCTTAATGCTCCGGATGCGCATGTCGTGACCTCCTCACTCTCAATTCGAATCCTCGATGACCGGCTGCGGTCGCTCCCCGGTGAGTATCGCGATGAGGTCATCGACGGTCATCGTGATCCACTGGTCTCCCGGATAACCTTTGCCGTGCCGCTTGTGTGCGACGATCCCGACGAGCGCATCATCGTTCCCGGCTTGGACGTGCGCCTCGCCGATCCAGCCGGCCAGGTTCACTCGCGCCGTGTCCTTGCATTCGATGACGACTCGATCCCCCATGTGCCGGAGGCCGGCGATATCGCCCCTGTCTTTCGCTCCCGTCTTGACTCGGCGGTCGATGCGGTCGTCAATATGGTCGGCAAGGTGGTCGGCGATCTGCCGCTCGAACCGGCTCCCCGCGGCTTTCGCGGATCTCCTATTGCGGCTCATGGCTTCACCACCAATGCACGAGCAGCCTCCATAGCGGCGGGGAGTGACTGCTCAAAAGTGCATGTAGCGTTCTCCCAGGCCGCGTACACTTCGAAGTCCCTACCGCCCCACTCGAACGGGGCGAGAACGCTCGGGACAGGGTGGCCATTGCAGGCGCTCAGCCTGGGGCACACGTCCCGATGATGGTCGCGTTCGATCAACAGGCGCATCTGAGTGATGGTGAGATGCCGACCCCCGTTGCGAGCCATGTCGTGATAGTTCCACCACTCCCCCGGCTCGCGACATTCGGCCACCTTGCATGCTTCCCAGTAGCGTCCGCGTCGGTCCCTATAGATCCCGGACGCGAGGAATTCGTCAACAGTGCTCATGCTCTGCCCTCCTTGATTGCCTGTTCTAGTTCCGCGAATCGCTGTGCGCCCAGCGGGTCATATGCGACGGGAGTCGCGAGGATTCCTGCCGTCGCTCGAGCAGCCGCCGCCTTATGGCGGATCTTCCGTGCCGCCTCGTATTTCGGTCGCATGCGCCGCCGGCGATCTCGTTCTGCCTCGGTCACGACCGCGCTCCCAGCATGCGCAGGATCTCGTCCTGCCGGTCCGGGGTGACGTGTCGTTCAACGGCCCGGACGGCGACCATCTTTTGCTCATGGTCGAGCGGGGTGATCGGGTCGTTGAGGATGCTTGTCGGGTGCCCGTAGGCGATTGAGTTAGCCATGATGTGAGTTTCTCTTTTCGACTGTTGACGGCGAGCCAATCCGACTTGTCCGCACCTCCGCGGCATAGCTCCACACGTTTTCCGCGATATCGGTCAGCAACGCCGGATCCGAGCATGCGGCTTTCGCCTCGTTATCGACAGGCTGAACAAACCATGTTCCCGACGCGCTCCCTTTCGACCAGGCCGCCCACAGCCCCGGCCCATCCCACAGGCGAACGTGAGCGCCTAGTTTTGGCTTGAACCCATTCCTGATAGCGCGGTCTGCCGCGCCTTGTTTCGTTTCCTGCTTGCTCATGCCGTCGGCTCCAATGCGGTCGGTTTACGGGCGGCGAGTCGTTCGAGCGCGGAGTCGAGCGCACGGCTCGCGGTCGTTTCAGCGCAGACCCGCCACCGCCCATCCGCGACCACGACGAACACTGACCACTCATTCGGGGCAGTGCGCTTGATGCTGAAATGAGCCGGTCTCATGCCGCGATCCTCGTGCCGCGGTCCGTGAGCATCCACGAACGCCCCTGATAATCGATGAGCAGCACACTCTCGGATTCCACTGCCGTGTTCCGTGGGATCCGGAACCCGCGAGCGACAGGCTCGTCGCGCAGACCATCCTCGAATGCGCCATTGTGTGACGAGCAGACGAGCACGAGTTCGCTGAGTCGATCCACGCTCCCGCCGAACCCGCGATTGCGACGATGGTGCGGAACGAGTGGCGATCCGTCGAGTGTGTGATATTCGGCCCCGCACCATTGGCAGGTGAGCCCGTCCCGCATCTGCAGTAGACGCAGGAGCCGTTTCGGAACGGCCATGATTCCTCCTTGAATGAGAAAAGCACTCCCGGAGGAGTGCCTGAGTTGAGTGTTTCGTTATGACTGCTCGCGTGCGATGAACTCATCCGCCTTGCGAGCATCCGCCCGGTCGGTTCGGATCGAGTCGAGTTCGGCATGCAGAGCGTTGAGTGCGGCTCGATCTACGACGATCAATTGCTCGGCGAGGCGGTACGCCAGGTGAGCCTTATAGATCTGCACGTTCGCCTCGGCTTCGTGCTCCGCCGCCGTCGCCGACTTCTCGCCTTTCGCTCGAGCTTCTACAACGCATTTCGATTTCTGTTGCTGATACCAGCTTTTAGCCTTGGCATGCTCGATGCACTGCCGCCGGAGATCCGCGACATAGGCCCAGATCTCCGCGATGACCTGCTTGTCGCGGGGCATGTTTGCGGTTCGTCGGCGAGCGTCCTCGAGGTCGATCTGTAGTGGAGTCCGATTATCGATAGTCTCGCCGGTCATTGCGCCTCCTCCATGTGTAATCAAAAATGAACGCCACGACCCATAGGCCGAGGATGAGCGCGGCGTGCCCCAGGCCGAACCGCTCGCGGATGGAGTCGAATGCCCACCACACGGAGAACAGGACGAGCGCGATAACCGCGAGCAGCCCAATCGCATAGAACAGGCGAATCATCGACCTGCCGCCTTGAGGTCGTTGAGATATGACTGCGGGGCACCGTCGGCGACGGCTTGCCGATATGTCGTCTCTTTCTCCGAATCCGATCCCGCCGACTCCATGAGCTTGATCCAGTCGTTCGACGGCTCCCACTGATCGACAGGATCGTCCTCGACGTGCTCGGCGCTCTCCTCGGGGACGACTGACGGCACGTTCTTCGCAACGTCCTCCGTCGTGTCCTCCGCATCGAGCGTCCGCATCACAATCGGCTTGCGCGAGCCCCGCTGATACAGCGACAACCCGAACTGGTCGCCGAGGTTGATCGCTGCCCGTTTCAACGCCTGCGACTCGGCAGTCTTGATCGCCATATCGTGCGCGTTCGCCTGCTTCGCTATTGGAAAGCCCGAGGCGGATCCCGCCGCGAACTCGGTATAAGTCGCGAGGAGTTCACCATCGGGAGCCGAAACCGTGAGCGTGAGGCCGGCACGATACCCGACCGAGACAGCATCCTTACCTTTGCTGTTCTTATGGAACCGCTCGAATATCTGCTCCATCGAGATCACATCGGCAGACCATCGGGCGAACCCGAAAATGCGCGTCAGATGCGCTCGAATGTCGTAGGCCTCCATATACGGCTTGCCCTCGAGATTGCTCACGCGAGCGTTGTTCACCCCGCGCAGGAGTTGCTTCACTTGCGGCTCGTTGAGATAGGTCACTTCGCCTCCTTGAGTGGCGTGACTCGGATCGACGGCTTAGGGACTCTCCCCTCGACCGTGAACTGCTCCGCCAGGTCGGGATAGGACTCCTCGAACTTCTCCTTGAGGAACTGTCTCCGCGCTGTCGGCGGAGTGTAGGAGAACGAGCCGAGCTCCGGGTGCGGGTGATTGAACCGCTTGTCTGTGCCGAGCGTTGCAAAGATCTCGGTCTCGAGGTTCTTCCATTCCTCGTTTGCTTCGGCGATCTTCGCCTTGGCCTCGACTGCCCGTGCGAGCAGCTCGTCCTCGGCGGTCGGCTCCCCCATGTCGAGGAACCTGTCGCCGATGCCGCGCAGGCGTTCGATGTGCTCCTCATCCCGGCGAATGACCCAGACCTGAGGATCCCCAAAGTCGCGGACGACGAGCGAACCATCCGCACGCTCATCGAAATACTCGACAGCGAGGACGACGAGCTTCGCGCCAGTGACGAGCATGTTCGCCTGAGCTTGAGTCACGTAGTCTTTCGGAACCTCGTTCCAGTAGTCGGCTTTCGACGTTTTCGCTTCGCCGAGGGTCTCGAACCGACCGATCCCGTCGGGGGTTCCGAGCCTTTGCGGTTCGGTCGGCGACTGCAGCAGATGCGAGTTCGGTTCGATCCCATACTTGCGAGCGAGGAAAGCCATGATGAACGGCTCGCGCTCATGTCCCCAAGCCGTATATTTGTTGCCACCCCAGCGAGGCTCCGCCTCCGACTTCTCGGCCTTGAGGCGGATCCACGCCGACGCGCCCTGATGCTCGAGAATGCCCAGCTCCGAGGCCGTGACTCCGAGCGAGCGATCCGCGTGCCAAGCGGCCTCGTCCTGCGATGATGAGAGTTTGATGTAATCCATGTCAGCCTTTCCAGTCCGGCCTTGAAAGCGGCCTGCGCCTCTTCCTTTTCCGTTCGATGCGACCAATAGCCGCCGCCGAAGTCGGATCGTGATAGGTGGTCGCCGCTCCCGACTTCGGCTCGCGCCATGCGGGAGGACGCAGGTGCGGCGGCAGTTTCGAGACCCGCTCAGACACGAGTCCTCCCCATGAGGAGCACGCCGGCGAACGCTACGGGGATCCCGAATACGAGTCCCCCGTTTGGGATCCCGCCGGACGCGCCGATGAGGCCGGCTCCGATGACGAATAGGACGAATCCGATGATGAATCGCGGGTCACTCATTCCGAAGCCTCACCATGTCTCCGTAGGCCGATTTCTCTGCGGCCCGATGCCATGCCTCGAGTTCGTGGCCGACGGTTTCGAGGTCGGCCTGCAGGTCGTCCACCTGATCTGCATCGAGGCGGATCTCGAACTCGAGCTGTCCCTGACTGATGAGGAGTTGCGCGTCCCCGTTGTTGCAGTTCTTCACTTCGAGGTTCGCCGTGTCCTTGCGCGGTGCGATAGCCATTAAGCGGCCCCTTTCGTTTCGTGTCGTTTCATCCATTCCTCGACGGCTTCCGGGCGGGTGCCTCTCACTCGGGGTCGCCACGATTCGCCGACCTCGATCCATGCGGGAACACGGTCGCGCCATTCGCCGCGGTCGAGAGTGCGGAGAGCTTGCAGTCGCTTCGTTGTGATGCCGAGCAGGTCGGCGACCTCTTGATCGGTTAGTAGCTTGTTCATTGCTTCTCCTTGGGCATAAGAAAGCCCCGGCGCTTTTGCCGAGGCGGAAAGTTATCGAGTTGTGGCCCTAGCTGGGCCTCCCCTCAGTAGGCTGAGGGTCACTACAACCACCTACTGAGGGGAAGAATCATGGGCAAATTTGTCTACGGGACGGGCGTTAATCAAACCGAGGTCGGAATGAACGACTGGTTTCTCGCCGTGCTTGAGGAAGTGGTAGCCACGGGGCTTCAACTGCGGCGACCATTCCGCATCAGATTCAATAAATGGACTCCGGATGACTCCGGAATATTGGTTGTATTCATCACTGACGGAGTTCCGATTAGATTCATCTACGACTCGTCGGTCCGCCCTCAGATTGACGAGAAAGCAGAGTCGGCGTACAGCGAGCTGCGGGAGCAGCTTGAGCGAACGTCGGCAATTTCCATCGGCGATGACGGCGCGTAACAGGCTCATGCCGCACCCCTTAGAATGTCGAGCCAGATGCTCGGCTTCCGTTTCGGCCCGAATGAGTTGAGTCGAGCGAGATCGTCACCGGATATGGCGTGACCGAAGTCGACGTAGTCGGGGCACAGCCATCGCCCCGGCTCCCAGGTCGCAGCCTGCGTTTTCTCCATCGTTGAAACGCGGAGCAGAGCCGCGTGCTCCGCGTGACTCGCGAGCCTGATGTGCCGTTCGGCGAGCGTTTCGTCCATTTTGATGTCCTCCTTTGGGTGCAAAAATGCCCCGACCGAGCAGCCAGGGCAGGTGATGACAGTGAGGGTTAGCGAACGCCGACCCACACGAGATTTCGGTTCGCCCGACGTGAGGCGCGTTCAGGCCGGTACGTATCCACCGGGCGGATTCGGTGCGCTCTTGAGGCGCTCCCGATATAGGCGGGGAGCAGATTCGGTTTCGACGCGAGCTCGCGCACCACCGTCGGATTGTCGCGAAGTGCGTCGCGAATATCGTCGGCGGTGAACTCGACCCCGAGCGCCGCGTATTCGCAAATGACTCGCTCGATGAACTTGCCGGCCCCGCGGTGCGCGGCAACGTCGGCGGCGATAGCGGCCTCGGTTCCAGCGTCGCGGAGTTCGATGCCCGTGCTCATTACTTCCCCCTTGGTTTGCGAGTGATGATGTAGACGGCTCCGCCGATGATTGCGGCGGCTCCGATGATGATTCCGGCGATCATGCCGCCCTCCGAGCTGTGCGTCCGCACTTGTCGCATTCGGCTCGGCGGCAAGTCGCACGATGCTCTCCGTCCCGTGCCGTCGGATCCGGCGAGATTCCAAGGATGCGCAGCGACTCATAGAAGTCGAACTCGGCCTGCATGCTTTTGGCGCGGTCGGCGACTTTCGCGGCGAGCTTCTTCACGACACCTTTCGACAAGTGCGGATTGGCTTCGAGGATTCGCTTTTCGTAGCCGGTCGTCGTCGGCGAACCAACTGGCGACATTGGATTAAGTTCCATGAATGGTGGACTAGTCACTTGAGTGCTCCTTTCGCTTAAGCAGGCCATCGACCACTTGAGCCGCGATCTCTACGTCGCGCTCAGCTTCACGAAACATCTGTACGCGGATCGGGTCTGCCTCTTTGGCATCCAGCACACCCCGAGCGATGACTCGAGCCGCTTCGTCTCGTCGAGACTCGGCTCGCTCGAGGCTTTTCCATGCTTCGCTGATTGAGGTCACGCCGCACTTCCTTGTCCGTATCGTCCACTTTTGCTGTCCATCTGAGTCAAAAAAAGATCATCGACGGGTGCCTGCAGAAAATGAGCGATGCGCAGTGCCGGATCGATATCCAACGTGGTCACCTCTCCCCTCAGCAGTCGGCCCAGATATGAGTGAGATTTCCACCCCGCGGCTGCAGCCAGTTCCCGTTGCGAGACTTTTCTGATCTTCATCAGGCGAGCCAGACGCTTTCTGTCCGTTAGCTCCATCCAGATGTCATCCTTTCGAATCTCAATGACGATAGTCACGATACATTCTCCTGTCCGTAGTGTCCAGCTTTTCGTATATCTAACCACGGGCTAGTGCCCACGCGCAAGTAGAAATTTTCGGACGTTGTTCCGCTAAAACTCGCGGGAGCGTGACCCAACAGGAAAAAGATGAAAAACTTCTAGTGCCCACGAAAACTGTCCACCCTGTGCCCACTCCTGTTGCGCAGCCTCAGATCCCGATGAAAGATCGACACCATGAACCAGAGACACGAACTCGGCGAGCTCATCGCCTCGGTGCAGGCAGCTAACGGCTGGTCTGATCGAGACCTCGAGCGCCGTGCAGACAAGCTCGAGCTTGGTGCATCCAAGTCGAACTTCTCGCGCCTCAAGAATCAGCCGCTGATTTCGGTCAAAGGTTCCCTTATCAAAGACCTGAGCGTCCTCCTGAGCGTCAGCGAGAAGACGATTGCAGATGCGGCCCTGGCGAGCATGGGTGTCCGCATTGATCGCGATCACGTCTCTCTCGAGGACGCAGTGAGAAGCGAACCGGAGCTATCGGAACGCGATCAGCGAATTGCGCTCGGGATTGTCGATCTACTGAAACGGGAGGGCGGTGAGGGCAATGCGTCCCCCACACTTAGGCAAGCCGGAGTGAGTCCGGCTCAAGATGACGGCATCGGAGCATTCGGACACCGGGACCGCGGAGACCTAGACCACGAATCCAAGAACGACGGGGCGGGGGACAACGTGCATGAACTGTTCACTCCCCCGCCGCCGGCAAGCGAGACGGCCGCATACCGGACTCGCAACAGGGACAAAGAGGAAGAAGAACGCTCATCGAAGCGGGGCGAAGAACCGCAGGACGAATGACTCCCATGTAGTTCGTCAGGGCACCTTTCCGGCAACGATTTTTGTGTCAGTGTGCCCCCATAATCTCGACTCCATGAGATATCACCCATGGAGAGAGTTGAGGGACCGCGGTGACGATGTGGTCGTCCACTTCACTCGATTCGATGACGACCGCGTAGCCGCCACGAACGGCTCAAACGCGATCTGGCTCGACCGGAGCCTGCAGCAGACCGCACGCCGATGCGCCCTCGCCCACGAGCAAGCACACATCGACCTTGGGCACGTTGGCTGCAACGATCCCAAGGATGAAGTGGCCGCACGTCGATACGCGGCCCAGAAACTCATCGAGTGGGACGCGCTGGTCGATGCGTTCAGATGGGCGCACAACGCCCATGAGGCCGCTGACGACCTATGGGTGACACCCGAAGTCCTCGAGGACCGACTGCGGTTCTTGCACCCGAACGAGCGAGCCCTGCTCGCACTGATTGGAGCGGCCCGTCATGAATAGCCTCGAGCGCCAGGTTCTCGACCTCGAACGCAAGTACCCGAAATACGGCGGAACGAAAGACGATGCGATCCGGGAACGGTTCGGATTCTCCGCCACTACCTATTTCCAGATTCTCAATCGACTCATCGACGACCCCGAGGCGGCGTGGATGGAGCCGGTTTTAGTGAACCGACTACGGAGGCTCAGAGATGGGCACAATTGAACCCTACGAAACCGCCGGCGGCAGGCGCTATAGGGTGCGCTACCGCACCCCTGGTCGCCGGCAGACAGACAAGCGCGGATTTCGCACCAAACGCGATGCGCAGGTGTACCTCAATTCGGTCGAGGTCTCGAAAGCTGAGGGCACTTACATCGCCCCAAGCCGGGGCCGAGCGACCATCGGCGAGCTCTCGGCAGGGTGGGAGGCTCGACAATCGCACCTGAAAGTCACGACCGCTGCCGGGATTGAACAGGCATTGCGGATCCACGTCCTCCCCGTGTGGGAGAACGCTCGCATCGGCGAGATCCGACCGACGCAGGTCGCCGATTGGGTTGCGTCGTTGTCGGCGGTTCGGTCGCCGTCCGTAGTCCTCCGCGCTCACGGCGTGCTGCTCGGTATCCTCGAGGATGCTCGTCGGGACGGCGTTATCCGAGCGAACCCTGCGGCCAACCTCGACAACCTGCCGCGGAGACGCAAGACCGAGCACGTCTACATGACGCATGAGCAGGTGATGAAATTCGCCGAGGGATCGAACGGTCGCGACCTCCTCGTCTACATTGCCTGTTACACCGGGCTCCGGTGGGGAGAGTTGGCCGGCCTGCGTGTGAGTCGAGTAGACCCCGTTCGTCGGCGGCTCCGCATCGTTGAGAACGTCGTATACGTCCAAGGCAAGCACCACGTTCAAACACCTAAGACGCACGAGCTCCGCGAGGTCGAGTACCCGGCTTTCATCGACCCGCTCATGAGTGAGCAGCTACAGGGCAAGGCTCCCGATGATCTCGTGTTTCCTGCGCCGATGGGCGGGTATCTCCGGCACGCCAGATCCGGCGAACGGTGGTTCAAGCGCGGCAAGGAGGCGGCAGGCGTACCTGCCTCGATCACGCCTCACGATTTTCGGCACACCGCGGCTTCGCTTGCTGTGCAGTCGGGCGCGAGCGTGAAAGCCGTGCAGCGGATGCTCGGGCACAAGTCGGCGGCGATGACTCTCGACGTGTATGCCGATCTGTGGGATGAGGATCTGACCACTGTCGCGACTGCTATGAACCGTGCTCGCGAAAAAAAGTGTGGGCAAAATGTGGGCAAATCCGGATCCGGGAAAAAGAAAAAGCCCCGCGATCCCTGATTTCTAGGGGATCGCGGGGCGATTTCTTCGGGGTGAGTAACGGGACTTGAACCCGCGACATCCGCGACCACAACGCGGCGCTCTACCAGCTGAGCTATACCCACCACATGCGCTGCACCTTCAGGCGCAGACAGCAAGATACATCTTAACCGCACCCGCCTGACCCGGGCAAACCAGAACCGCCCCTTCGGCCCGATGAGACGCAGATCTCATTACATGCAACGATTCAGTAGCGATCTATAACGGTTTCGGAAAACTGGTAGGAGCGACCCTCGACATTCATTAGTA